TGTAGGGGTTGGTGCGCGGCATGGTGTTGTGGATCACCGCGTGAGCCAGTGCGCGCAGCGCCGGCACCGCCGGGGTGAAGACGTGAACGCAGAAGCCGTCGGGCAGACCGCCCATCGTGAGCGTGCCGGTCCAGTTCATGCGGCTGCACAGGGCCTGGGCTGCGGCGCGGTGGCCCTCGTCGCCCTCGGCGTTGGCCAGCGTGAGATTCGGGACGCCCTCGGCACGTGCCGTGATGCGGCTCGGCTTCGTGTCGGTCGGGCCGTGGTACTTGGTCAAGATTGCTTTCATGTTGCAGGTTCTCCGGTGTCTGGCACATCGCCATCCCACAGCACCCGGTGCTGGTGCTGGTGCTGGTGCTGGTGCTGTGGGATGGCGGCCCACCGAAGCAGGCCGCCGTGGTTCACCAGTCCTTGGCCGGTGGGCTGTCGTCGTGGTCAGGTTGCTGGAACGTGCGGGTGCCGTTGCGCTCCAGCCGGCCCAGCCAGTAGAGGATGACGCTCAGGTGGTAGACACGGCGCAGCCGGCGAAGCAGCTCCTTGCCGAGCAGCGCGGTGAGCCCGTAGCCGGCCAGCAGCAGGGCGATGGACACCAGCAGGCCGACCCAGGCGTAGACAGTGACGAGGGCGGCGGCGTTCATGAGGCACCTGCCTGTCGTTCCAGTTCACGGCGCTCGGCCTCGACCCGCGCCCACTTGGCCTGCAGCCCTGCGTCGCCGAGCGCCAGGGCCTCGCGGATCCGGCTGGCCACATCGAAGCGGGTGGCCTCGCCCTGGTAGCTGTCGCTGAGGAACAGCCACCCCGGCGTGTACCCATCATCGATCTCGAAGAACTCCGCGACCGCGTCCCATCCGCTGTTGTCCTCGAACTGCGGGATGCCGCCGTCCCGCACCAGTCCCTGCGCGTTGAACCACACGTCCAGGCAGGCATGGCCGACGGCGCAGGCAGTGGTGCCGCATTCGTTATAGCTCTCTATGCCGTCGTCGTAGTCCGGGCCTTCCCGGTACCAAGTAGTCAAGTCGAAGCCCACATCCATCACCGCCAGCGGGCGCAGCGTTGACGGGGTTTCGAGCAGCTCGGCGAGCCGCGTCAATCGTTCGATGTTCATGACTTTGTCCTTTTCGTGCTGGCGAGGAACGCCTCGTCGAGGAAGTGGCACTTGGCCTCGCCGAACGCGCCCTTGTACCCCGGTGTGATGCGGCCGACCGTCGCCCCGCCGCGCCAACTGAACGCGGTGTGGTCCGGGTGGACCTCCGACGTGATGTCGCGCGGCCCGACGGCGGCGAAGAACTCCTTCTTCGTGACCTTGATCATCGCTGCACCCCGCGCTTGTCGGACAGTCGCAGCGTCTGCGCGAACTCCAGTGCAGCTCGGACGATCTGCGCTTGCACCGGTGTGCGGCGTCGCGTCGCGTCGCGTCTTCCTTGATCCGCCCGCACTCGCAGCGGTAGAGGTAGCGGCCCGCGGCATAGCCGAGCCAGGTGTAGCGGTGGGTGCGGGCCCTGTTCGGGCTCACCGGGCACGGCTCTGCGAAAGGCCCTCGCGGGCGCGTCTCGGACTGCATCAGCAGGCGGAAGAACGAGGGCGGGTGGGCCTCGCAGCGCAGCACGAGGGCGCGCTGGTACTCCGGCGGCGCACCTCGGACGTTCGCCTGCCGACGGTCTGCGTGGACGGCCCAGACACTGCCCACCACCTTGTAGTGACGCAGCGGATCAGGCTTGCGGTCTTGTTCGATCATGTCTTCTCCTGGTTGTGGTGCGCCAGCGCCGTGTCCGGCACGCAGCGCAGCAGCGGTCGCGTCTTGCGATGCTCTGTGAGTGCGTACTCACATCCGCGAAGTTCCACCTCGGCGAGGGCATAGTCCCGGCGCAGCGCCAGGAACTCCGCGTCTACCGCCGTGTCGCCGTAGCGCAGGCGACGGGCCTCCAGTTCCTCGGTGTCGAACACCTCGCCGCCAAGGTCGAGGATGGCGCGGCGCGCACGGTCGAGCTTCCCCTGTGCCAGCGACAGGTCACGCAGCAGCCAGTCGTGCGTCGTGTTGTAGCGGTCGCCCGCCGAGCCGGACGCGGCCCGCACCTCAGCCATCAGCAGGTGCGTGATCGGGGTGAAGTGCTGGCAGGTGCGGGCCAGCTCGACCAGCCACTCAGCGAAGGCGGGGGGTGTGGCCTCGCGCTCCGTGTGGGTGACATGCGGCAGCAGTCCCGTGCCGTTGGTGCGTGCGATGCAGTGCGTCGGCTCGCCCTCCCGCACCGGCATGGTCGGCACCTTGTCGAACGGGCAGCCCACCACGTAGAGCCAGGTCAGCTTGCGGGCCTTGTGCCCCCAATCGAACTGCGCCACGGACAGCGTGTACCCGCCGAACTTGTCCACCCCACGGCCCGCCAGCGGCAGGCCCTGGTCGGCCCACAGCGTCGAGCCCGAGGGGTGCTCCAGCACGCCACCCCACAGCCGCACCTGATGCACCGCCCAGATGGCCAGCTCGCGCTCGTCCGCGCGGGGCTTGGCCATCTGCCGCAGGCGGCCCCAGGCCCGGCAGGGAGGGTGCGCCACGCAGGCGGTTCCACCGGACCAGCGCCGGGCGTCTCGCTCGATGTCCCAGGCATCGACGCCGGGCATCGTCTTGTAGTGCGAGTCGCCCCGCACGAACAGTGCTGCAACAGTGCTCATTGGCCCCCCCATGTGCTTGTGAAAAACGAATCGGACATGGTCTCGCAGCGCGTGGTCAGCTCTACCAGCTCCACCAGTTCCGAGGGGTCCGCACCGGTGGCGAACGCTGTCATCTCCGCACGCACGGCCAAGCTCTTTGCGGCCTGGGCCACACGCAGCGCCGTCGCACGGACCTGCTCGGCGTGCCCGGCGAAGTGCGGATGCGTGACCAGCATGCTCAGGCCGTCGGCCGCGGCGAGCAGCGCCGCAATGGGCGCATCGACGGCGGGCTTCGGCGACGGCGTGGTGATTTCGGACAAGGCGCTCATGTCGCCGCCAGCCTCAGGAACCTGGACCCCGACCCACGCCTGCACCCAGCCGTCGTCGCGGACCGCTGCGTCGTCGGGGATGTCGAGGTACAGCCCGAGCTGCTGCACCGTGGCCGGCTTCATGGCGGCGCGCGTCCGGGCCACGGCCTCGCGGCGCACCTCCTCGGCCTGCGTGGCGGCAGCCATCCGCGCCAGGTGGGCCTCGATCATCTCGTCGCCCAGGGTCTGCACACTCTCATCCTCGGTGGCCTCGCCGTAGCCGGTGATGCCGTACTCGATGCCGCCCAGGACAGCGAAGGCGCTGAGGTCTTCCGCCGTCGGGGGCACGCCGTCGGGGAACGTGCTGACCCGCACGTTCACGAAGACGTAGTTCCACGAGTCGTCAATCCATCGGCGAACGTTGAGCTTGTGGAGGTCGACCGCGCGTCGGCGCACCTCGCGCTGGGTCGGCGCGCGGCCCAGCTCCGTCGTCATGGTGCCGCGCATCTCCTCCGTGACGCCCCAGCTCTCCGTCGTGGCGGTCTTCATGGCCTGCACCACGTCGTAGAGCCAGCCGTTCCCGATGTGGACCTCGGCCGGCTTCTTGTTCAGCCGCGGGCCGCGGGGGGTAATAAACATCTTCCGGAGGAAGGGCCGATCCATATCGAACTCGGTGTCCCCGTCATGGTGGACGCCGTAGGCCAGCACATAGCCGGGATAACGCACGCTGGGTGCGGTGTGTGGTGTCTGCATCTGCTTTCTCCGTCGGGTCAACACGCCCGGCACTGCGCCCGAGAGGGCGCAGTACCTGACGAGCGTCAGGTCACACGGGCTTGGTATAGATGTCGAGGACGAACGCCTCCGCCGCGTCGAACGCCTCCTTCTCGGTGTCGTGCCACGTGTCCACATGGCGAGACTTGGTCTCGCCCGTGCGGGGGTAGTGCAGGGTCACGCGGAACTTGCCGCCCTCCCACCGCGGGCGCTCCACCGTCGCCCAGCGCGAGTCCAGGCGGTCAGCGCCCAGGCTGACGTGGCTCAGGCCGTGGAACCAGGGCGAGCGGACGACGCTGGACGTGTCCCGGGCGGGGTCTGCGCGCACGCCTTGCAGGTGGTCCGCCGCCGCGCCCAGCGCCGCCACGACGTGCCCGGCCTGGACCATCACCCCGCTGTGGATGTTCTCGGCCAGCCAGCGGCACGCGGCGATCACGTTCTCGCGGGTCGGCACCTTGTCTGGCGTGTGGTACCAGCCCGCGGGATGGTTCATGCTATCGCTCAGGTCACGGACCCGCGAGTCCGCGCCGTACTCGTGGACCTCGCCACGCTGGGCGCACAGAGCGGCCAGCAGGCCAACCACCCTGGTCTTCGTCGGCCCGCTCATCGCTGCACCCGCACCGTGGCATACGGCGTGCCGAAGGCGTCCACCACCCACAGGCCGACAGCCGCGGCATTCGGCTCGGTCGTGCCAACCAGCACCCCGATCATGTCGGCCGAGTAGACGAAGGGCTGAGCCTGCACCTCCTCGATGTCCTCTGGATCGGCAGCGTCCAGGAACACCGCCACGTAGCGGTGGCAGTGAACAGGACCGCACACCATCTGCGTCAGCTTGGTGGGCGGAGAGATGAGGGCGTGGTCGTCCTCGCTGCCGCCACCACAAGCGCAGAGAGGCACGACGATCAGCGCCAGCAGGGCGCGCAGGCTGCGCGTAAGTACGTTGTTATGCATCATCTTTCTCCGTTAAAAATTGTGAGTTTGTTTCTGTGCGGTCAGCTCATGATCCGGCCGGTCAGCCACATGCCGTCCTCGCTGCACTTGAACAGCACCCCCGAGAACATGGTGTCGTCGTAGACGCCGTCCCACCCGTGGTGAGGCCAGCGGGTGACCTCGCCGAGGCAGGACGTCATGCCGTAGGCCCGCAGGAAGCTGGCCTCGGCCTGCTGCTCGGGCGTCTCCAGCCAGTCGAAGTCCGCCTGTTCCTTCGGCGTGAGGTCCGACCAGCACAGCGCCTCGCGCCAGCGGTTGCTGGTGGTGATCGTGGCCTCGTTGCCGCCCTCGTTCAGCACGGTGCGGCTCTTCATGGCGTCCACTCCAGGAAATACGCCAGGTAGAACGCGAGGTGCGTGCCCTCTGGCAGCTCGGTCGCATGCTCCGGCAGGCGCAGGCCGCTCAGGTGTGCCATCAGCACGCTGTCGCCGATCTCCAAGGACACCAGCGCGCGGTTGTGCGGGACACGCACGCCCAGCACGCTGCCGATCACGTCGGCACTGTTGCGGTAGCTGATGCAGCTTGCCGCAGCGGGAGTGCTGAACTGTCCGAGGATCTTCGGCGCAAGCTCCCGGGCCTGCTCGACGCTGATGGGCACCAAGTCTAGGCGATAGCCCGTGTCGAGCGCGTGCCGGCTCATCATCGACGGGTTCAGGTGGGCGCAGATGCCCACGGGAAGAGGCGTGGTCACTGGCGTTCCTCCATGTAGGTGCGGATGGCGTCCACGAACTCGGGGCGGCACGTTCCGCCGCGCGCCTCCCACGAGAGCCACCACGTCAGTGCATCCTCGACGCTGAGTCGCCGGCAGCCCGCCACCAGCAGGTCACGGCGATAGTGCTTGCCACCTGGCGGCAGCTCACCCGCCGGCTCCGGTGTCAGCCCGTTCGGCACCACGTACAGTGTGAAAATGTCGTGCGTGGCCAACTTGACGGCTGTCTCATGTTCGCGCTGGTTGGCGAAGCGCTGGCCGTGGCGGCACCAGTCCTCGCGGAGGTTGATTTCCGGGTCTCCCGTCGCGATGATGTAGGCAGGGCCACCCTCGCGGTGCAGCAGCCCGTCAACGAGCCACGCCATGCTCCCGTCCGGTGACGTTCGCGCCGGTAACCCGCCGTCGCGGTGTGCAACGCCGTGGCGGGACCATACCCGCTTCCCGCTGTTAAAGACGATGGCCGGCTCGTCGCCGAAGCTGTGCTGCTTGCCCTTCCAGTACGTCGCGGTGCCAGTGGGAGCGATGACCGTGCCACTGAAGCCCACGTCATCCGGGCCGGAAAACAGTCCTTCCACTTGAACCCGCGCCGCCGGCACCACGTCCGGCACTTCCTCCGGCAGCTCGCCGGGTCGTTCGTTGTCCATGTCGTTCTCCTGTCAGGTGGCCCCGCCGACTGGCGGGATCCAAGCACCTGTTCGAGCCCCCGCAGCGTGTGCAGGGGCTCGGGCTGGGGCTCAGGACTGACCGCAGGCACGCTCAGCGAAGCGCCACAGCACGGTCGTGGGGGCAATGCGGAACCACTCGCCACGCAGGCCGCTGGCTCGGTCGTGGGAGACCACCACACCGGGCGACTCGCACAGTGCCACCCACGCCAGCACGACGCCGTCAGGGCTGCGGACGCGGAACGAGACGGCAACCGGTGTAGCCAATCAGCCCTCGGGCGCCTCCAGCGTGTGCCGGGCGCCGAAGGTGTCACGGATGGTCAGGGGCTGACCGGCGGGCTGGGCCACGGCCTGCGGACTGACGACGCCGATGACAGCACCGACAACAGCAGCCACGAGGCCCGCCGCCACACGGCGGGAGAAAGGACGGTTCAGGATGTTCATGAAATGCCTTGCAAGGTAAGGGGTTTAGAGGGCGCAGAGGAAGTGAGGCTCTATTCTGCACCCGTGCAGGCACAGAAGAAAGCCCCCTTGGCGCTGGTGCGCCAGGGGAGAGGAGGGGCCAGGTCAGAGGGTCAGCGTCAGATCAGCAGGGGACGGCTGGCGCCGGCGGCGAGGCGGACTGGAGCCGCGGCGGGACAGGGATGCCAGTGACCAGGGAGCGCACCACGTCGGCCGCAGCCGCTTGGCCGTCACCAGCCAGCTCGTCCGCGAGATCGACGACCCGCCAGTACACGCAAGACAGGTTCGCGGCGGCCAGGGAGGGCCGCCCAGGGCCTGCACGGGGGGCTGCAGGCGGGGCGGGGGTGTCGGTGGTGCTGACAGGCTTGGAAGGCCGGCCAGGGCGCACAGGACGACCAGCCTCACGCGCCAGGTCAGCTTCCGTCTTGACGGTCGCGGCACCCTCGGGCTTGAAAAGCACGCCGAGCCAGGACATCACGTAGGCAGCCACGGCACGCACTTCGACACGGCACTCGCCACCAGTCAGGCGGATCGAGCTTTCGATGTCGATCAGCTCCTCGTCACGGGTGGCGGTGTTGTTCACGACGAGGGCCAGCAGGCTCGGCCGTCCACCGGGCTCGGGAGGGGCAGGCGTAGGGGAGCGTCCGAGGGAGTCAGGGCGGGGCGGGGTCAACCACAGCACACAGCAGGGCTCGGACAGCAGGAAGTGCTTAGGATCCGTGAACACGGGCTGGTCCCACCACGGTGAGCGATCGTCGAAGGCGCCGAGAAGCTGGCACATGCGGGGGAAGTCGGGCAGGGGGTGCGACCGGTGGAGGGTGACCTGGCGGGCTCGGGTGGCAGCACCTGCGGCACTGTGCAGGCCGATGGATGTGGCGTCGAAGAAAAACTCTTCAATGCGCAGGGGCTGAGTGGGCGAGGTGAAGTAGTCCCAGCTTGACCGCATCAAGAGCCGACTGAAATTGTTGAAGTGGGCGGGTGGAGGGGTGCGGGCGTGACCGGCGGGGGTCAAGGCAAGGCGACGCACGGCGAGGGGGCGGAGTGCGGGGAGTCGGGAGGAGGCGCAGAGGGCGCGGAGCACGACGGCGGCGGGCCGGAAAACGGGATGGAGGGACATGGAAGTCTCCGAGAGTGGGGGGTAATTGTTGTACAAGTTTTATTGCTGTGCAAGTTACGCAAGTTCTGCACCTGATTGGGTGCGGAATAGGCAATTGCGTGTTGACAACGGGGATAGCGAATTGCCCGCGTGACAATTGAGAAACAAGTGCAGAAGTTCACTATGTCTTTTTAACAACACTTGGCTGGGCCAAAGCCGAAGCCGGGCACACGGAATGTGAACTTCTTACACAATTACGTGCCGGCCACATCTAACGGGCATCTTATCAAAAACCAAAAAAACATCTGATCATTATTATTATTTATTTTTGAAAGAAAAATAAATAAGGTGTTTTTAATTCTGAGTATGCCGTAACCCGCCGGCTACGGCACAAAACAATTGGTGTAGACTTGGGGGAGTTTAATTTCACAAAATACGCAGGAATAAACCCCCACTTGCGAACGAATAACGCCTAAGCGGCACGTTATAATCTGCAAGAATAAGTCTTACATCAGTAAACCCTTATGTTCCGACGCTAACGGGCACCTTACAAAAGCAAACCCCTATAATTGAGGTTAGACTAATTAAACTTGTAAATGAATATCACGTCTTAATTACGAATAGAAGTGATAAAAATATTAAGGAGTATGCCTTTCACGATGTGAAATTAGCATACCCGAATTCTTTTTTATTTATTTTATAAGGCGGGGCTTATGCGTAACGGGGGGAATACGCCGCGCACGCCACGCTTTCATGCATAAAGACGCGCAGCCCCTCGACCATCGTCGTGCCGAGTTCGTCACGCATGAAATCTATCAGATCGGCGTCGATTCCGTCCGCATAGAACGCCAGTCCGTCCGCTATTTCTTGCGCCGCTTCGCTCGCAGCGTGATAGATCGCAGTCTGTCCAGTCATCTCGTTTCTCCTGAGTCACGGCAGCACGCCGCGGCGTGGACCCCCGCCAACCTGGCGAAGATCCACGCCGCGACGCCCCCGGGAAATCCGGGGACGCCACACCGTCTCACACGATCACGCCGGCATCAGGGTGTCTGCCGTCACAAGGGCAGCCTTGCCAGCCTTCGGGGCCTTCTCCGCCTTCGGGGCCTTCGCAGTCTCAGACCATGCCCGGCACTGTTCGATCACGTCCGACAACAGGGCAAGGCGAGCGTTCACCCGTGCCTGCGTCTTGCGCACCGATTCAGTCTGTGCCGACTCGCGCGCCTTCGCCAGTGCCTTCTCCGCGCCCTTCACCTTGTCGGCATAGCCCGACCCCTGAGCATGCACCAGCGCACGTTCTGCCCCGTCCACGAGGAGCGACGACAGGGAGCCCAGCCGGGTGGCCATCGTCACCACAGCACGCGGGGTGCCGTCGAACGTGACCGTGTCACCATCCTTGTTCACGTAGGTGAAGGCGTGGGCATACTTTTCGCCAGTGGCGCCAGTCATGCCGAACACGGCACGGGCAAGCATCGTGGCAACCTGAGGATTGTGGCGCTCGGCGCCCATGAACAGGGGACCGATGTTCTCAAGCAGAACCGCTTTGTTCTCCGCGCTATTGTCAAGCGCGGCGATGATCGCAAACGTGGTCGGGTCGATCGACTTTTTCGCCGCTTGACGCGCAACGGTCACGGGGTTGATTTTCTTGGGGGTGTTGGTAGCAGCCATTTTACGTTCTCCAGTAAGGGACTAGGTCAATATGCCGGCACCATGCCGATATATTGGATAGCCCCCGGTCATAACTCCGGGATATATCGGGAGCTTGTCAGGCTCCCCCTATGCCACGGCATCGCATTTACTTGGAATCACCGATCCTTAACAGATCCGGTTTTCCGTTCCAATACTCGGCGCCCCGACGAATGCAGCGCTTTTCTCTCACGGACCACGCACTATGTGCAGATCCAAAATGCGACGCCGGCTAGGCGTCAGTTTGTCCGGACCGAATTACGCACGCGCCCTGCATTGCCGGAGCAGGTACCGCGTGGAAGAACGAAGGGTTATCTGACGTTTTGCGTGTTTTCTAGGATGTGGGCGATTAGGCCCGGTGGCGCATGAATTAGACGCGCCGTTTCCTATATTCCACCGTCCGATCACTAGGCGAGAGTCCCACCCAGTCCCGGGATCCGTTCGGCGTCTCCGCTTTCCGAACCCATGACTGAAGTATATAAGGGGGTTGAGTTTGTGTCAAGGGGGGTTTGCAAGTCCATGACGGCAGTAGGGGTATGGGGGGTGGTGGCCGTCAAACGGGGCCCCCCGGGGATGGGCACATCGAGCGCGGAGGGGCAGCTGCAGTGGGGGGCTATACCGCGTGTATGGCCCGCCGAAAAAATCCCAGAAGGTCCGGCAGTTCAACTGTAAACTGCACGTTAGGAGATCACGCCATGCCCAGAAACGATGCTATCGAGGCGCTGCTGAACCAGCCCCGCCGTCCAAAGTCCACCACCCGGGCCAAAAAACCCCCGGCCCCCAAGGAAATTGCCCCCCAGGCCCCGCCGACGAACCCCGTCCGGGACGGCCTGCTGGCAGAAGGAGTGCCGGCAAGCCTTGCAGACGACCTGCTGGCACGCTACCTGACCCGCCCAGCGCTGCAGCGCGCCCTCACCCACTGGACAGGCGTGTGCCACCTCACGGGCCTGGTGTTGTCCGACAGCGCCGACATGCTGCGCCCCGTCATGCGCCCCGACGGACGCTTCGTGTGCCGTGCCGCCGCCACGCTGGCCGGAGATCTGAGCGACGCGGCATTGGTGCAGGTCTGCTCCCTGGTGGTGCAGAACGCCCGAGCGAACCCCGCCCCGCCGCAGCCTGTCCAGGCCCCGCCCGCCCACCACCAGCCCGCACACCAGCAGGTGCCGAGCACCCCCCTACACTACGAGGAGATCCCCGATGCCCAAGAGCCTTTTGTGGGACTGCACGATCAAGACGGGCGGCCCGAAGTCGGTGACTGGTCCCTCGACGCCACAGAGCCAGCAGTCCCTGGCTTCGGTCGGGGGCCAGGAGTGGACGACGCTATCGACAAGTGGCTGTCCCGGTTCGATGCTGGAGAGTCCGTGCCAGCCCGTGTCGGAGGTTGATCCGAGTCGTCACATCCCATGAAAAAGCTACCCAGTGACCGTTCGCGTGCCGGTGACGCACACGACCCGACCACCACCGTTGAGCACGACCGTGCCAGCGGTGGTGCAGACCTGCCGCGCCGCACAGAATTCGGCTTCGCTCATGGTCGTCCCGCCGGAGACGATGACTTGGCCGACGTGGGAGGCCGCGGACCCGACAGCACCCCAGGCAGCGCAGTCAACGCAGTCCGGCGGGGTGGTGTTGCCGAGGTCGTTGACCCCGCTCCAGCGCCCGCTGGCGTCGAAGTCCACGAACTCGGCCGTGCCGCCCACCATGATCGCGCCAGCGCCAACCTGCGACCTGACCGGGCAGCAGCTCTTCCCGAAGGTGCCGCACTGACGCAGGCACTGGAACGTGCAGTTCTCCAGGATGGCGCCGGGCGGGATCACGCACGCAGCAATGAAGGTGACGCCGACATAGTGCGTCTGGTCTGGGGAGAAGGTGACACCGGTGTAGGTGCCGCCGTTGACGGTGTTGGCGATGCCGGCCATGAAGCGCCTCCTGTGGTTGGCGCGATTGTGCCCGTCAGCACCCGAGGCAGAAGCACCTTCGCGATGCTGCCGCCGCCGACGTTCGAGGCCACACCACCGGCGCCGATCGACGTGCAGGCCCTGGCCAGGTCCATCCCGCCCGAGATCCCGCCCCTGAGCCTGACGACGAGCCAGGTGGAGCAGATCGCCTGGGACATGGCGCTGCTGCCCGAGCGGCAGGCCGACATCTGCGCGTTCTACCGCATCAGCCCCGCGCAGTGGGGGGTGCTGCTCGACACCCCGGCGTTCCTGGCCGGCTCGCGCCACGCCGCCGCGGCGCTGAAGTCCGACCCTAACCTCGCCGCCCGGGTGGTCGCGCGAGGCGCCATGACGGACGCCGTGCGGGTGGCCGCCGACCTGGCCAGGAGCACCTTCGTCGAGCCGCGCGACCGGCTCAAGGCCGTCGAGCTGCTGTCCCGCTTCGTGGCGATGGAAGACACAGGCGTCGGTGCCGAGAACCGGCGGGCCAAGTCAGGCCACGGTGGGGGTGGCGCCACGGTGACGCTGAACTTCGGGAACATCGTCGGCCAAGCCTTGAAGCAGGTCATCGTGGAGCGTGACGAATGAGCCGTTGACGATCGGGTAGGATTATGGTCGAATCAACCACATGACTACCACTGCCGACTTTATCCAACGCGCCACAGCCAAACACGGCGATGCCTACGATTACACCGAAACGGTGTTCGCCGGCTGGAAACTCCCTGTTACTTTTTTGTGCCCGGAGCACGGGAAGGTCGAGAAGATCGCCTGGAACCACGTCAAACCGCAGGACTTCGGCGGGTGTCCGTCGTGCGCGCAGCGTCGCGTAGGCAAACCACCATCACGGGCAACACGGGAGGGCATAACGCAGGCCGTAGTTCGAGAGGTTTTCGACTATGACCCGGAAACGGGGATCTTCGCCAGACACGGGGAGGTGGGTGATGCGTCCTCCGCGCACAACGCCGGGTATCGGACGCTGAGTCTGGCAAGCCAGAACCTGCTCGCGCACCGCATGGCGTTCCTGTGGATGACCGGTGAAGTGCCCGAGTTCGTTGACCATCGGGATGGGGATCGAGCGAACAACCGATGGTGCAATCTCCGGGAGGCAACAGTACAGGTCAACACGCAGAACATCAGGACCGCGAGGAGGCACAACAAGTCCGGCGTGCTAGGCGTCTACTCCCACGGATCTCGATGGAGGGCCAGGATCACGGTCAACGGGACACTGACCCACCTCGGGACGTTCGATACACCCGAGGAGGCACATGCAGCTTACGTGGCGGCGAAGCGAGTAATGCACAAGGGGAACATGCTGTGACGGATATTCATGAAACAACCGACGGATCCCCTAGCGTTCAGTTTGATTTTGACAAGTACCCCACCTTGCTGCGCATGTGGCAGTCGAAGGCCAAGTTCAAGGTGGTGATCGGCCCCGCCGGCTCGGCCAAGACCAGCGGCATCATCGCGATGCTGCTCCTGCGCGCCATGACGCAGGCCCCGCACCGCGGCGTGCGAAGCCTGCGGGTGCTGGTCGCCCGGCAGTCCTATCAGATGCTGGCCAAGTCCACGGTCCAGTCGCTGATCAACGTGCTGGGTGCCGTGGGCACGTTCACCGACTCGAAGCCGCCGCGCGGGCACGCCGCGTTCCCGCTCCCCGACGGCACCACGGTCGAGATGGACTTCGTCTTCCTGGCCCTGGACGGCGAGAACGTGGCCGGCGACCTGCGCGGGCTCGAAGCCAGCATCGGGTTCATTGACGAGATCTCCGAATCAACTGACGACGACCTGATCAATCTGTTCATCAGCCGCCTCGGCCGCTACCCCTCGGCGATGGCCGGCGGCTGCACCGGCGGGGGCGAGTGCCTCGCGGCCACGAACGGCCCGCGCGAGGGCCACTGGCTGCACAAGTGGAGCCTGGGCGAGCGGGATGTGCAGTTCGCCGAGATCGCGCGCCACACGGGCCAGGTCTACTTCGAGCTGTTCCGCCAGCCGCCAGCGCTGCTGCGACCGAAGCGCGAGGGCGACCCGTGGACGCCGAACCCGAAGGCCGAGAACGTGGAGAACCTGCCAAGTGGGTATGGCTACTACTTCGCCATGCTCTCGCTCAGCGAGGCCCACATCCAGGCATTCGTCGAAGGGGAGTTCGCCGCCATCAAGGCCGGCAAGGTGGTATATCCAGGGTTCGGAAAGCTGCACATACTGCCCCGTGCGCAGTTCGACCGGCTGTGGAGCCGCGGGAACCTGCTTTACACGTTCGACTTCGGCCGCACACCGGTGATGCTGCTGGCCGTGGAGCGGGCCGACGGCGGACTGATCGTAATTGACGAGATCGTCGAGGAGGGCGTGTCGATCGACGTGTTCTGGGAGGAGAGTGCCGCCCCTGTGCTGCGCGCCAAGTACGGGCAATGCCGCATCGCTGGCGCCACCGGCGACCCAGCCGGCATGGACCTGGGCGGCACCACGGAGACGAGCCCGTTCCAGATCCTGCAAGGCAAGGGGGTGCCCATCGAGCCTCCGCAGGGTGCCCGCCTGGACCGGCTGGCCCCCCGCATCGAGGCCACGCGCAACCGGATGGCGCGGCTCGGCGTCACCGGCGCCCCCATGCTGCAGATCACGGACAACTGCGTGAAGCTGCTCGACGCCATTCAGCGGACCTACGTCTACCAGGAGGTGCGCGGACAGGTCGGCGTGGTCAGTGACGTGCCGACGAAGTCCCACAAAAACTGGTGCTCGGACCTGGCCAACGCCCTCGAATACCTCTGCCTGTACCGGTCGAGCGAGTTGGAGTCGGCCCGCAGCGACGGCGACCCTGGAGAACGCAGGCGCCAACCGCCGCTGCTCGGAGGTTGACCAGCGCATAAGCGCGGCGTTACCATGCGGCGGTGGTATGTCACCACATACGGAGATGCTCATGGCCAGCAAGATGCCCCCGCAGTTCGCTGCGAAGAAAGCCCCCGCGACCGCCCCCAAGGCGGCCCCGAAGTCCACCCCGAAAACCGCTCCGGCGGGCAAGGGGAAGCGCTGATGGGCTGCCCCTGCAAAAACCGCGTGCCGCCCCCGCCGCCCCCGCCGCCGGTAACCCACCTGAACCAGAGCCAGAGCTGAACGCATGATCCCGAACGTTGACGAGTTGGCGGACCTGAACCCTGAGCAGACGCGCAAGCGCCAGGTGGCCGACGCCCTCGCGGGCCTCGTCAGCGCTCGGTTTCTGGCGGCGAGCGCACACAAGCAGCCTGTCACCGAGCTGATTGAGCGTGCTCGCCGGATCATGAAAATGGAACCGGTGACGGGGAAGCACATCGACCCCGAGATCCCGGTCGTTTACCCCCTCGCGCCGCCGATTGTCGAGGGCATGATCGCCCTTCTCAGCGACGCGATCCAAGTGTCGGACGCCGCAGAGACGTTCGTCATGAAGCCAAGCCCGCTCGTGGAGCTGCCGGAGGACGCGAACACCCGCATCCTCGACGAGCTGCGCCAGCAGCAGCAGGCTATGGCCGATCTGGGCCTCGTCCCAAGCTACGACGAGCTGGTGTCCGCCGCCGCCCACTTGGAGGCCGCCGCGCGCCTGGAGCAGCAGCAGATGGCCACGGAGCAAGCGAAGGCGCTGCAGATGAAGGTCAAGGATCAGCTCGCGGAGGGCGGCTTCACGGCTGTGCTGGACGAGCTGGTGCGCGACTTCTGCACGTACCCGGCGGCGATCATCAAGTCCCCGGCGACCCTGCTCAAGCAGGTGCGGACCTGGGAAGACAGCCGGCTGTCGTTCGTGCAGAAGCTGGTCCGCGGGGTGCAGCGCGTGGACCCGGGCCTGATCTTCCCAGCGCCGGGCGCCTCGGGGATGCAGCCGGAAGATTCCGAGTACGTCATCGAGCTGCGCCGGCTGATCCCGTCGGAGCTGGCCGAGCTTGGCACCTCGCCCGAGTACGACTACGACGAGGTGCTGCGCGCCCTGGTGCTGTACCCGTCCGGTCATCAAGAGACGTATGCGGGACTGCCGGGCTACCTGGACCCCGGCGTGAACGGCACCAGTGCGGTCTCCCTCGCCCCAGCCAGCGCGAGCGGCGTCTACGACGCGGTGGTTCATTGGGGGCGCATCCAGGGCCAGCACCTCGAAGCCTTCGGCGTGTCCGTGCCGGACCCGCTGCGGTCCTACGAGGCCGAGGTGGTGTGCGTCGGCAAGTGCGTGATCCGCGCGGCCCTGAACCCGAACCCGTCAGGCCGGCGTCCGTACAACCACACCTCGTTTTTCCCGGTCAGCGGGGAGGTGTGGGGCACCAGCCCGTGCCTGCGACTTGCCGACATGCAGCGCGCGGCGACGAGCCTGTTCATCTCGCTGCTGGCTGACGCGGCGATGGCCGGCATCCACGTCGAGCTGGACCCGACCTTCCTGTCCGACAAGGACAAGGTCGAGCAGACTTCGGTTCGTCCGCGCCAGGTTCGGATCGTGAAGCAGAGCGGCGCCGGGAACCGCGCACGGGCCTATGACATCCACAACGTCCAGGCCCAGATCGCCACGTTCTCCACCGAGATCGAAAAGATCCACGCCGTGTGCTTCGAGCTGGTCGGCGTCAGCCGCCTGAGCCTGGGCCAGCAGGCCGGCGCTGGCACGATCGGCCGCACGGCGCAGGGTGTCAGCGCGCTGCTGAACCAGACCACCAAGCCGATCAAAAAAGCCGTGCTCAACCTCGAAGCCCACATCATCGAGCCGACGGTCCAGTCCTTTGCCGACTTCAACCTGACGTGGGCGCGACCGGGCGAGTTTTCCGGCGACATCTCCGTGATGGCGCGCGGACTGTCCGGGCTGTTGGAGCAGCAGGGCAACGTCGAAGACCTGCAGTTCGTGCTGCAGTCTATCTCGTCACTGGTTGGCCAGGTGGACGCATCCACCGGGAAGCCCGTAGTCCCGCCGGACACCATCCCGGCGCTGCTGAGCAAGATATTCGCGGCGAAGGGGATTGACCCGACGGGCATCTTCAACCGTGATTACACCCTGGCGGCGGCACTGAAGGGGACTTCCGCGGACCAAACCAACACACAGATCGGAGGCGGCTTTGGGCAGTACAGTCTCGGCACGCAGGCAGCCCCTGCCGCGCCGGCTGTACCGGCGCAGGCGCCTGCAGCACCTGCCGCGGCGATGCCCGCACCTCCAACACAAGGCCCGATGCCATGAACATCCCCCGCAAACAAGTGTGCTACCGCGTCGCCGGTGGCCCGTGCATGACCGGATACGAAAGCGGCGAATGCGACGCTCCGCTTGTGGAAATCTACACGCACGCACTCACCGGCACGCTGGTCCCTGGCGCGGTGGTAGTCCCGTGCGGCGAGTGCCCCGCGGAGGTGTTCGTTGTCAACCAGGGGGCAACACCAATCCCAGTCGCTGGCGTCGCGTTCGACCGCGAGGTGAGCGTGATGTGCGCCCCGGTGACCGGCGAGCAGGTGCTGGTCGTGACACTGTGGGATCAGGCTGCCCAGCCCGGGCAGGTGCCTACCGTAGAGGTTTTCAACCGCGACGGCACCGCTTACATCGGCGCCACGGCGGACCTGGAGAAGTGCGCGTCTACTACGGTTGACGTGGAGGCACTGGACCAGGTGGTGTGCGCAGGAGGGACGACCTACACGCACACGACGTTCGTGGACACGGCGACGCTGGAGACGGTCGGTAACCTCTGGCGAGACGCCAGCGGAACCGCAGTCGCGGCCCCCGCCGGGCCGTTCTTGCTCGGGGCCTGCGAGACGGGGCCATCGACCGCTACGGTCACTCTGCTGTCGTGCTCGTCCGGCGAGTCGGGCCCGCCGTCGTTTCCTGTTTCCGTGTCCACGGACCCTCCGATCGCGGTTTT